ATTACCAGTCTTCATTTCAAAAGCAATCCCAATGGTGACATTTGGGCCTTTTCTTGAATATGAGATATTTAAGTTCTTGACATCATTAGTTTCTAGCCCCGAGTCTTTGTGATAGTAATCAACTGCATCATGAGCATTAAAAGTGGAAGTGATGTATTTGGCAGAATTACCCAAACCGCCGACTAGGTCTGTCAGTTCAAGAACACCCATCGAAATTCTGCTGGTGTGCATTTGTGTTTTTCCATCTGTCTGCGTAATGTATGACAGTAATCCATCAGGATTTACTTCCGTATGATAGATTTGGCCGTTTGGCTTGCCACTAATGTCCTCAATATTACCGGAAATGACATATGAGGCACCGTTGAGCGTAAGGGAACCACTGGACAATATCTTGGATCCTGAAATTCTCACGTGTTGGAAAGGAACATTGATATTAGGCGAATTAATCTCAGCGGAATTAAGAATAATTGAGTTGAGTTCTTTAATGTACAAAACAGCTTGAGCAATCGCATCATCTACCCACTTGGAACCGTCATAGCGCTGTACAGCCGTTGCGTCTTTTAAGCTTGTACCATGCCACCAAGTATCACCCTTTTTGGGATTCGCCGGGGCATCTAGCTGTACATAAGGAAACGGCACATCCTTGCTTCCGGGAACACCTTGCGGACCTTGTGGCCCCTGAGGCCCTTGAGGACCTCGCGGACCAGTATCACCCTTCTGTCCAGTTTGACCAGTCTCACCAATCTTGCCCACTGAGTATCCTGCTTCTGTAGTGTCGTCGGTGTACGTCCATGTGTACTTAGTCCAAACATAATAGCCGGGGGAAGCTGCAGGAATCGTTGTTGTCCAGCCAGTTGTTGGAGCTACTGTACCGCTGGTATTTGATGCGTATTGGATAAGCGTTGATTTGATGCCTACGCCATCCTTACCCGGTTTACCGTCGGTACCACTATCACCTTGTGGCCCTTGCACTAGTTGCCAACTATAAACAGCTGGATTAGTGCTATCTGCCTGTGTGAAGTCTGTATAACTACCAATGTATTTTCTAGAGCCGGGAGTATCGAGCGAAAAGTTCGTTCTACCATCACTACTGTCAGCATAGGCAATATGGAAGTACGATGTCTTGCCATCGGCACCTGCTTTACCCGGTACCCCATCTTTACCATTCGCACCATCGGCACCTTTAATCAGTGACCAGCTATATTCGCTTGGATTCGTGCTGTCGCCAGATGTGAAGTCGCTGTAGAAACCAATGTACTTGCGATTAGAATCAGTGGTTGAAAAGTCAGTCTTGCCGTCTTGGCTGTTTGCGTAAGCAAAGTGAGCATAGGCAGTACGACCATCGGCACCCTTGGCACCGGGTAAACCTTGATCACCTTTGGGGCCCACATCACCATCAGCCCCTTTAAAAAGTGCCCAATTGTAATCAGCCGGATTAGTGCTGTCTGCCTGTGTGAAGTCGCTATACGTGCCAATGTACTTTTTGCCATCACCACCGGATACCGTGAACCCACTTTGACCGCTTACATCATTCGCCCAAGCAGTGTGAAAATAGCTTGTACGGCCATCTGCACCCTTTGCACCCGGAACACCGTCAGTACCGTCTTTACCCTGAATCAATGCCCACTTGCCAGCGTAATCAGCCGGATTGTCACTTGGAACGGATGACTTATTTGACCAAACGATTGCCATATACTTCTTGCCACTTGGGAAGGCACTCATATTGGTGCCTTTATCGTCATCGGCATAACGAAGCCAAGGATAGTATTGAATTGTCTTGGGCATGTTGGCCATCTGGTTGGCAAGAGCACTGAGGCGTTCGTCAAAGCTAACGGTCTCGTGCGCAAACTCACCCAAAGTAAGCTTGACAGAATGGTTAGCACGGCTGCGCTGAATGCTTAACACTTTGGCAGACAAAAACAGTTGTTGGTTTTCATCAGCAATGTGGACGGTTTGATTAAGTGGTACGTATGGTGAATTAACCAAATCAATATCATAGGTTTCGTTCGGATGATTGTATTTCTTCAAGTCTGCCAAAGCCGCTTGCAAAAGTGCCGCCTGCGATTTTGAATCAAACGTTTTAACCCGATTCCAGTCAGACTGTGTTGGGTTAGGGTTGCTGTTGCTTAACAAACGTGAATATTTCTGTACGGCAATGGTGTCGTGCAAGAACCCGTACTGATCAAGCACAAACTGTCCCGTTGGATCAGTCCACTTGTAGCCAATCAAGTTGATTGGATCCTGATTAGTTGATCCATCCGTACTTTCTGGCACTGCTCCATAAGCCTTGATCGATGTTTCCATGTCATAGGTATCGAGGTGCGTGACGATATTGTTGATGTCCTTATTCATTTCAAAGGAAATCAAGCTGTCACCGGCCGTTTCATGTCGAATGTTAATGACATGCTTAACCAAATTTGTTCCAACAAACTCAAATCCAAAACTAAGCACTGCATCAAAATCTTTTGCCACAGCAATAATGCGAGCCAACGATGATTCTTCACTAGTCCACTCAAGTGTTCGAACATTCTTAGGAAATTCATTAACGCCAATCTCCCAGCCAGAATCATTTGTAAACCTCGTGATGTAGTCAGCGATGGTATATGGTTTGTCGGCCTTGTACGCGCCAACGGTTTCGTTAATCAAATCATTACCGGCATCACTAGCAACAATTGAGTGAATATGGCCTAGCGAATTATGCTCAACCGATTCGATCACCATTTGGTGGCCGTTGCCTTCTTCATCCTGATAAAGAATGAAGTTAGTTGCTTTAGCCATCTCATTGACTGCTTGTTCCTGATCAGTCGTAAAGTGAATATCAAGAGAAAGCTCGACCGCAGGACGATTATCAACACTTTGTGTTTCTATATCGTTGTCAATTCGCCATTCGCCTTTGCCATCAGTCGACCCAACACCCAAAATGTTTGATTTTCGATCTGCAAAGTAATACTCCATTTATAGCCACGCCTCCCTTATCTCGACTTCACATGCAAATGGTTGCGCCCAGCTCGAAGGCGTGATAGCAATCTCAGTATCACCGGGCGGCAGTTTAAATTGCTCCCATTGATTACCGATCGTGTGCATGGTTGGGTCAAGAGACCCATTCAAGTACGTCTTGGCATTCGCCACATCAATCTTGAGAACATCACCATCGCTAAAGCGATTCTTGATATTCGTATACCAGCTAACATTTTGCCATTTGACGGTGGACGCAATCAGATACATGGTCGATTCGCCCCATGTCTTGTCACGCATGAACCACGTTGAGAATTGCTTGGTCTCAACATCGGCAGCGTCCGCAAAGGTAAACTGGCGGGTAATAGTCGTCTCTTGTCCTTGATTGCCAACCCATGGTGACACTCGGAAAACAACTGAATTACCAAATTTCTGTAATTCCAACTGAATGAACTTGTCGTTAGTGAAAATGCTACGATCAAGCTGTTCATTGACGACTAGTTGGCCTTTGTAGTAGCACATCCACCAAAGCTGATCGGACAATGCGCTATTATCCTTCAGTATCATCTGAAAGATTGGCTTGCCGTCACTTTCTAACGTTGTTTCGAGTGCACCTACCTTTGCTACACCAGTTTGAAAGCGCGTCATGACATCCCAAGTAAGATTGCTCTTGAAGTTACCGTTATGCGTCTGGACGAGATTGTGCTTGATTGAAGGACCGTTCCAATACTTGTGGGCACCAGTAATACTGGACCAATTAGGCTCAACCTTCCAGCCATCATAATCGTCATGAGTCCAAATCGCATTGCCAATCTGTTCATTAGGCATACTAGGATCACCACCCCAATAGGGATTGTTTGTGGCGGCTTGATTATCCATATGTGAGCCTTGAACAGCGGCTAAGTTAAGTGCTACTTCGCTTTCTTCGGTGGTGAAACCATCAATTTCTTGCGTGCCAAATTGGAGAATACCCGGGCGATCATTAACAATCCCAACCATGCCGTTATCAGCGTGCATAGTTGCTGTAATAACTGGCTCAACAGGATAAGTGCCGCCATTGTGCACCGTAATGGTGTTGGTATAGTATTCAGGATCAGCTGGGTTAGGCGACCAAGGAGAAGCGGTGGTACCTAGATCAAGCTTAACGTATCTCAAAGTAAGCGTAGATGTTGGGCAAATAGCGTCAACGGTAAAGCAGAGAATGCCGGCATCAAGATGAACCGACTTGATAGCCCGTGTGAAATGTAGCCTGATATACTTGTCAGAATTTACTTGTTGAGTTGGACTATCATCTTCCCAAGAAGGACCATTATTATACCCAAAGGAAATATTTCCTTGGCCTTTAACGTCCACCGAAGTAGTGACTGTTGCTCCAGAAGTAAGCCAACTTGAATCTTTCGGATCAACCCAAGTCTGAATAACCGATTTGCTCGTATTAGTTGCAGTTACAACCCCGTCCTTAGTCGTTGCTGTACCATCAGCACTCCATATGGCAGGTTTCCAATTTTCCCCAGTGTTTTTCAACAAATTCACTGGCACGTCCTTGTATGGCATGTTGTCAGCCGTCTTCGTGGCTACCGAGTGCGCAATGCCATCGGGGACAAATAAAGTTAACGAAGATGTGATTGCATTTCTGCCCTTAGGAACATCGTCAACATCTGTGAGAACGGCATTCCAGTACACAGACAAGTCATCATTGAACGAAACCTGATGAGTGTCACCGTGCAAGATGCCACTTAGCTTATAGAAGGCAGCGCGAAACGACTTTTCATCACCTGCTATAAGCTGATATCCAACAGTGATTTCCCGAGATGGGTTTCGTACATACTCCAGCATTTCGCCATCAGATATTCCTATAGGATTGCTTTTAGCGTCTTGCTTAAGAAGCTCACGCCCTCCGACCTGAAGTGTTTGATAACCAGGAATCAGATCTTCGATATACTGGCCATCAATTTTCATTGCCTCAGCTGGGTACTGTTTCTTATCTGCACCCGTGAAGGGTGTCGTTTCTCTGAAATCGTACAATTAGACTAGCCCCTTTCGATAATTGCTTACCTTTGTCAAACGATTAAGCTCTGTTTGCATTGGGTTTGCGGTTGCACGAGCAACCTCTCGGCCGTCAATATACAGAGGAACCTCAATCGTTTGCTTGCGAGTGTAGTTGACATCAAGATTTGAAGACAAGGCCGTACCCTGGACGCTGTTATTAAGCGCACTCACGGAAGAACTGAATGCTGACGTATCGACTGCTGGAATGCTCATTGCAGTTGCCGCTGTCATTGCATCAACCGCTTTCGTTATTGGCTTCATGTTGTCAGTGATACCAACAGCAACACCGGCTGGAATATACTGCCCAACTTCTTGAGCCATGACTTTAGAAGGTGAATGAATGCCAAGAGCACCCTTAACTTTGTTAACAATTCCCTTGGCAACAGATACTGCGGCATTCCAAGCTTTGGCTGCCAAGTTGCCAATCCCCCTAACAAGTCCCATGATCAAATCGCCACCGGCTTTAACCAAATCGTCTCTGTGATTCCAGATAGCTTTAGCAAGGCCAGCAACAAGTTTCACTCCAGCAGCAAGAATCTTAGGTAAGTTATCAATTAAAGCTCCTGCAAGAGTTACAACCAATTTAATTGCTGCATTAACTAGTTCTGGCAAGTGATCCAACAAGGCGTTTACGAGAGCAAGTAATAACTGAATCCCAGCATTAATAATTTTGTCAAGGTTATCAATCAATCCATTCATCAATGCCATAACGAGCTCAATAGCCGCATTAATGATCATTGGAAGATTTTCAATCAGAGCATTGGCTAAGGCAGTGATTAATTGCAATGCGGCGTCAATCAGCTGGTCAATATGTTGTACAAGTCCGCCTACAATGGCCATGATAATCTCCAATGCAGCATTCAGAATAGCAGGCAAGTTTTGAGAAATTCCTGTTACCAGTCCTTGCACAATTTGCAAAGCACCATTGATGATCTGGTCCATGTTTTGGAGGAGACCTGTAGCGAGCGTTTGAATCATTTGCATGGCTGCGGCAATCAGCATTGGCAGATTCTGAACAATAGCGTTAATTAATGCCATCAGCAAATTAATGCCGGCTGACATCAGTTGTGGAAGTGCTCCGACTAAGCCAGTTACCAGTGTCGTTATCATCGTAATAGCAGCATTCAGCATGTTTGCACTACCACCACCGCTCGTAAGCGAGGTAACTAATGTGGTAATAATTTGAACACCGCCTGTGATAATCGCTGGTAAATTGGCTGTTATGGCCATAAGCAAGCTAGTAATTAGAGACTCCCCTGATGCAATAAGCTGTGGAATTGCACTAACAATCCCTGCAACAAAGTGAGTGATCACCTGAGGCCCTTGTGTAGTTGCTGTTTGTAGCATTGCCTGAATTTGTGTGCCAAATTGGTTGTTTACCACACCAAGGCCAGCAATAAGAGTCGCAATGATCGCCGCGGGTCCAATGACCGACAACCCCATCTTCATTACTCCAGCCATCGCAGTCATGCCATTTGAAACAATTGAAGTCCCAAGGTCAAATGATGTGGATAAGCCCGATGAGATACCGTTACCTAATGTAGAGAACAAGCCGCTCAATGGAGCCAACTTTGAAGACACGATGGATGTCATGCTCGACAAAGAATTGCTGATCATGCTTGGCAACTCACCAAACGGATTTCCTATTGCAGATAGTGATAATCCCTTTTTGAACGTTGAAGAAAACGATGACACGCTTGCACTCATGGACGGGAACTTAGATGCGACTGAACTTGCGAGTGAGCCAATACCACCATTGAATTCTTTCACACGAGTTGATGCGTTAGCAGTGAATCCAACTATTTTCTGCATACTGGAGCCCAAGGAATCAAACCCCTTTGGACCAACCTGCTCGACACCTTTTAATGCTGAAACAAAGTTGCTGATTCCATTTGGAGCGCTTTCTGTTGCTGAAACAAATCCCCGTACCTTACTATTCATTCCGTCAAAGGCGGTGCTAACTTTGCTGGTGTCCGTCAATCCAGATAATGCTTTCGAGAATCCGTTGGCGTCTTTAGTACCTAATCCGAGGAAGTTGTGAACAGCATTGGCCTGAGCCGCGAATCCTGCAAATCCGGTCATGGCTGGCCCAATAACAGTAGACAATCCAATAAAACTTTGAGCCATCTGTCCGAGAGACGAATTAGAATCGTTTGCCATCGTCAGCACATTGTTAACCATGTTCAAAATACTTGAATTGATCCCAGAGTTTGCTTGCATGGCAGTATTACGAAGTGCTTCCCAGTTACCACCGACTTGCTCAATCTTAGAACCAATGTTGTTTTGCATATCGCCGGCTTGCTGATTGAGGATGGCGTTAGCTGTTTGAGCGCTTGATGAAGCATCGTTGATTGCCTTGCTCATTGCAGCCCAGCTTTGGCTGGCATTGTCTGAATTGTTAGTCACCGAACGAAGCAACGGACCCATTGCCTTGAAACCGGCAGTACCAAACATTGTAGTCAATGCGAGCTGCTTTTGCTGATCGTTCAAACCGCTTGTCGCATTAGCAACATCAAGCAATATCGTCTGCAACGGCTTCATCTTGCCTTGAGCGTCGTAATAACTGATACCTAAACTAGAAGCCATATCAGATGCTTGTTTTGATGGTTTAATGATTCTCGTCAATGCATAGTTCAAGTCCTGTGCCGCTTGAGCAGCTGGAACCCCAGAATTGGAAATCATGCCAATAGCTGTCGAGGTATCCTGCATATTGATTCCTACTTGGCTAGCAATTGAGCCAACATCAGCAAACGCTTGCTGCATTTCTTCGATTGAAGCATTGGAGACGTTTGCTGTTTCAGTAAGGACAGCAGCCGCTTGAGCAGATGATCCAATACTTTTGCCCCAGATGTTCATGGCAACTTGAACAGTGCCAGCAGTAGCTTGCAAATCTGCCCCAGCCGCTGTAGCAGCCTTAGCAATTGCTGGAAACTCTTCTTTGATCGTGTCTAGGTTAGCACCATCTTGAGCCATTTGAACCATAGCATCTGCAGCATCTTGCGCACTTAATGGCAGTTCTGCGCCCATCTTGTTAGCGACATCGGCTAATTCACCAATGTTCTTTGAAGTGCCACCAGCAACAACGGCTGCCTTATTCAGGCTGGACTCAAATGTACCAAATGATTTCAGCGATTGAACACCCATAGCGGTAACCGCTGCGCCAGCAATAGCCGTATACTTACCCAACGAGGCAAGCCCACTGCTGATTGAATCTACTGCACTGTTGGCAGCTGATGACATGTTCTCGAATGTTCCCGAGAAGTTCTTGTCAACAGCCGACAAGATGGCCTCGACACTGTAACTATCAGCCATGTGCTCCCTCCTTTCTTTCTGACAACGGAATTATTTTGCCTTCGCGCTTCAATCTCTGAAATTCGGCCATCCGTTTTGCAAATATCTGTGCACGAGAATGTTTTAATTCTGTTTTGCTCATCAGTGATACTTCATAATCCGGTTCATAACTTGAACGTACTTTGTCCACAATTTCTTTCTTGTCAAAGAAGTCATCAAATGTCTTGAACTTCGGCTTAGGATTCTTGCTCCCAGTTGTTGCCTGTACTTGCTGGTTCATCCATGCTTGCTGTGCAATCTCGTTCTGCCTATCGACTTGCTTGAGCTGATAGGCTTCCATACGCAGCTCATATTCAACAAGCGTCATACGTTCAATGTCTCGAATATTAGAAAAGCCTAGATAGGCTAACGAGTTTAGCAAGATTTCGCGATACTGTTGCTCGCTTGTCTTACTGTCGTCCTTATCTAGGCTTTCATGTTTTTTGTTGCCGCTTTGACCGCGTTAGCAGATCGCATTTCTTCTGGAATCTGTTTAAACAGTGAGTCTAAGTCGGTCCCGTCTTCATCAATAAAGTCATCGACTTCTTTTGTGCTTGGCCGCTTTTTAGAAGCGGCAGTTGCGGCATAGATGACATCTGAAAGAACCGCGGAGTCATAGGACCCTAGTCCAACTAAAGCCTTTGCGACCCCCATACCGAAATTAATTCCCTTAATGGAAGCTCCAATTGTCTTGTCGAGTTCGCGAACAAAGCGGACACCAAAGTTAAGTTCGTATTCTTTACCGTTAATGGTTAATTGCATGATTTAAAATCCTTTCTTTTAAAGCCGCCCGGGTTTCACCCGTACTGTGACTTTCTTAGGCGACTTGCATCAATTAATTATCCGTGCGTAGTGGTGGTAGTTGTTGTTGCGCTCGTACCTGGGTCTTTAACAGAATCCCACTTGACACCACCGCCGGTACTATCAAGGCTAGTGACCTTGCCAACCCCAAGAAATACGTAATCGACCTGTTCCTGAGTTTCGCTGTCTAGCGTTGTCCAGCCGCGTTTAGGCGTGCCATTAACTGAGAATGTGACATCGCGAGTAGAATGATCATCAGGGTCATTGTCGCTGCTGTCTTCTTGAACGGTAACTTGCATGTACCATGCGTAATACTTGCCAGCATCATTCTTACGCTTGCGGTAGAGAATCCAAAAGTCGAGCAATTCGCCGTCAAACAGTGAGTCATACATTGCGTCTGCAATTGCAGACGTGTTGTTCAGAAACTCGACTTCAAGATCGGTACTTGCGGAACTACGAGTTGCTACATTACCGTCCTTGGTAACAGTGGAATCACTGTCAATAGACGGATCAAATGACAGCGAAGTCTGCCAAGGGATAATTTGGCCGCTAACCTTTGCTTGATCGCTATGCTTGCGAGCCAAGGCAACAACGTCCATGCCTTCGAGCACTTTCAATTCATTTGCCATGTTATGGCCTCCTATAAAATATTTAGATTGAGTATCAGCGTGGCTCGGTTGAGAACCATGTCAGGGACACTCTGGTCTTGTGTGAACTCTTTTGACTGATCTTCTACACGTCCATAGAATCGGTAGTCATCAGTTAGCACTTGTCCAATTGCGGCACGAAAAAAGCGCTCTGCCATATCAGATACGGTGAAACGCTGTTTTTTGTCGCCCCAGATGTCGATGGTGATTAGCACATTACCATTGAGTGACGTCTTTGTTGCAGTAGGAACAACTTGAATATCGCCAACAATGACGAAGGGATATGGGGCGTTCTCCTGCTGCATGGGCAAATGGTCGTAAGTTTTGTACCCAGATGATTGCGAAAACGCATAGAAGTAATCGTAGAGCTCTTGCTCTGGTGATGTGATTTGAATCACCTACTTTGCTGCTTGTTTAAGCTGATTAATAAACTGCACTTTCTGATAAAGGAACGCAGGCTTCAATACAGGACGTGCCCGCATGAATCGAGTTCCATTTTCGGTGTATGGGTTGTATTCCATTGACATGCCAACTATGCCCGTTAGGCCGCCATCTTCAAGCGATAACTTGATGCCACGCTTTGTAGCACCAGTAGGATGAGCATACACGGTGCCGGTCATTTGCTGAGAACGAGTCTGGAGCTGTGCTGTCTGCTGCTTGACGATTTGCTTGACAACGTCCATCTTTGCTCGCTTAAGCAGACCCGCTACCAATTTGTCCATGCCTTTTATCTGCATATTGTAGCTAATGCTAGCTTTGCTCATTTCGTCTCACCCACAATCAAAGTGGCGTTTTGAAGCGGGACACGGTCAGTATTGAGGGCATAATGAGTCGCTTCATCGTCAATCGTTAAATAGCTCCAATTGACGGTGACTGGCTCAGCTAATCGGATCACCTTTGCCTTTTGAGCATAGTTTCCGAATAGCTGAACGCTCTTGTCTGTTCCCATGTCGGTGACGCAAGCAACTGCAGTGGCCATCTTTTTAACATCACCGTATTGATGCGTTTGCGGATTATATTCTTCATCCTCAAGCCAGAATGTAACCTCATGATCTAACCGCATACGATCACCTCTTTGGATAGCCAGAAATGAAGCTAACGGTCCCAAGAGACTTGGCATTCTTCCCGTTGGCTTCTTTCCAGTCGTTGATGTCGTCAGCAAAATCATCGAAGTCATTAGATTTGAACGTGAACGACTGGCCTTCTTGCTCGTATGACGTCATGCCTTCGTTCTTACGCCGGTTATATCGTCGCACGCAGACTTCCAAGGCAATGTAGGCTAACTCATTAGGAAAGGCTTCATCTGTCCGCAAACCGAGCTTAAATCGTAAGGCCTGAGTCGTATTTTTGATAATGAGGTTAAGCACATCATCCTGTGTGTCAGTTTTGATTTCCATTATCGTCTTCAAATCTGCAAGTTTTATTGGATCGCTTTCTGCCATCACTTCACCGCCTTTATTGCTTGAGCGTACTTGTATGAGCACTTCAACTTATCAACGAAGCTAAGGTCATCACCAAACGGGACTCGATCGGTGTACTTGCCCTTAAAGAAAAGATCATGCATATCACCGGTAACACCAGCATTGTGCATGATCTTGGTTTCACTCCATCGTTTCACGGGATCAGTTGGCCAACAAAAATCGAGCTCATCACTGATGACGGGCCCGATGTTGAAGTACATCATATTCCATAACTGCGACCACATTTCAGCGGTCCATTTCTGGATATTGCTGTCGACCGTTTGCAGGTATTGCCACAGTCGGTTGCTGTCGGCATACACCTTCCGCCAGTATTCAGCTGACGGGTGACTGATGAGCCACTGAGCACCGCCAGAATTGTGGTTGATCGTCTCAAGCGAAGCCACCGTAACGCCGACAATGTCAGCCATGCGTTTCAAGATTTCTTCTCCGTGTTCGCACTGCTTGATATAGTCAACGCTGATATAGCTAAGCGTGTTGCTACACAGCCAGCGATCAGACTTTGCTTTCAGCTTGCGAAAGTCTGGCCGTTTACGGAAGATCACATCGCTATCGAAGTAGAAATAGTCCTCTTTTTCGCGTTCGGGGTCCTCAGCTAGATACTGCCACCACAGCCAAGGCTTCACAGACGGAATATATTGCTTGTCTGAGCGCTTGTCGGTATACGTGTGTACTTCTACTCCATATTTGCTGGCAAGCGTTTCTGGCACCTTATAATCATGCACGGTGAAGAGCAAAACGACATCTTTCATGTCAAACCCCACACTTTGCAGATTAGTTAGGCAGACTTCTAATTCCCATTTGAATCTCTGAATAGCGGGTTGACACAAGATTAGTTTCATTCTGTCCTCCAATCAGCCGCCCGGTTTCCCGTACTGTCCTATTTCGATAGGCGACTTGCATCAATTGATTAACCGTGCGAAGTGGTGGTGGTAGTTGTTTTGCCTGGAACGAGCACTTTGGCTTGCAAGACATTCTCGGCTTCTGGAAAGCTCGGAAGCGCGGTGGCTGCCGCCTTTTCCCACGTTGCAATTGGATCTTGCGTAGTCTCGTAAACGGTGGTAAACACATTGCCAACAGTGCCCTGTTGAACACCTGGAGTTGAAATCAGTCGGGATTCTTCAGGGGTAGGACCATAAACGGTTTGCCCGAGCTGGTCATCACCAAAGGCTACCAAAGTGTCTTCCGGGAAGTACCGTTCAACGGTATAGATACCTTTGGCTCCCTGCTTACGGTACTTGGCATCATACGTGACAATAGTTGGCAAGCCGAACGACTGCATAACCGCATTGAGACTGCCAACACTAGGCAACAGGCCTGCTGTCTTGAAGTAGTCAGCAAATGCTTTACTCCGGATCAGGGCAGTTTGTACCTTGGAAGAAGTCAAGATTCGCGTTGGCGCGTAGTCGAGCAGTGCAAACCAGTCTTGCAAGTCCTTAATCGGATCAGCACCATTTGCATCCCAAGAAGTAGTTGCGGTAACTTGGTGTTCTTCTGGAACATGGTAATCAACATTGAAGTTGAGATTGTTCTCATTGATGGTGATCTTCCCAGTTGCCAAAGCCTCCATGCGCATTTTTTCAACGCGTGCATAAACGCCTTGAACCAAAACGTCCAAGTCGTTGTACACAAGGCTTGTCAGGTAGTTCTGTTCAGCCGGTGTGCGCGGATTGCGTAATGCGATCAGGTCCTTTTCCTTAAGCTGCATCTTGCGTTTGATGTAGCCGAGTTCAGCGGCCTGAACGCTCGCTTCACGACTGCCAATCTCCGCTTCCGTATCGAATGCAGAAATAGATGCCACGATAGGCGTCTTAGACCCACCACGAAGAAATTCAAAATCCAACTGATTAATTTTGGTTGATGGGAACAAGGTGTCCCCAAGTAATTGCGGATACTGGCGGTTTTGAACGTAATCAAGTACCGTCTTTTGATTAAACAAATCTAAAATAGCTGGCATAAGTTAATCCTCCTTAGTCAGAAACGTGGCTGAATTTGATTTCTTTCAGCGCAGTGATAGCATTACTGGACGGCTTGACTGGCAAGCGAGCTGCGTTCACATATCCTTCAACGATGACGCCTACGGGTTGAGAACCCTCACTGACATCAACATCATTAATGGTCACACCGACTGCCGTTGCATCGTTCTTTGGATAGATAGAACCTGCTGGCAATACACCTTTTACGACACCATCAGTTGAACTGTCGGCTTGGTGAGTGAATGAAACGAATTTCTCGCTATCCAAGAAGTTGATCTCAGATGTGGTTACCTTTTTACCTGCGTACATAAAAGTACCTCCTTATTTTTGTTTCCATGGATCGTTATCAACTTGGCTCTGCTGATTCCGTTGTTTAGCAAATGCCGCGCCCGGAGTCTCCACCTTTGACCCGTGATCCTTTGGCGTGCTGCCCTTAAGCAACTCTTGACGAACACCTTCAGCCACTGCCTGATCATGCGCAATGAGCCACTTTACATTCGCCTCAGTAGATTCTGCCTCCGGCGTTACAACGTGCTGCAAATCGTCTTCTGTGACCGTCAGCTTGGCCTCTTCAAACATTGATCGAGCCTGTTTGCCCATTTCATAGGTGGCAAGCTGTGACTTGAGTTCGTCTCGCTCTTTTTGAGCCTTTTCTAGCTCGTAGTCCTTCTTCTGGTCGGCATTCATCTTGGCCAGCTTTGCGGCCTCGTCAACAGCAGCTTGTTTCTCCTTCTCGGCACGAGCAAGACGTTTTTTAACAATGTCGTTGACCTGTTCATCCGTGTAGGTATGCCGATCAGAGCTTTCATCAGAACTGTCTTGGCCATTTTCCGAGTCTTGAGCGTTGGTGTCATCGTCACTTTGAGATTCGCCGTTTTGCTGGTTCTCTTGACTACCGTCAGCACCAGTATCTTCAGCGAAAAATTGCAAATTCATCGGCATTAAAATCTTTGGAATCATGTTCAGAACTCCTTCCACAGCTTTTTAGACGGATCAGGCTTGCGTCTTAATTTACCGGAGCTTTTAGAGTCGATCACGCTTGGACTTGATGGTATAAAAATAGCCGCTAGCTGCGGCTTACAAATAAGTTTCATATTTTGGCTAGACTGAATATCCTTTGTCAATGTCGTCTATACCATGCACATTGGCAGCAAGCTTAATGACAACTTTGGTAAGATCGCCGACCTTTGAATCGATGTTCATATCAATGAGTCCTTTAATACGTTTGCCGTTAAGATATGGGCCATCATCTCTTAGCTCAAGAGTGCTTATATGTGACGCGTTACCAGATGGTGCTTTATTGTAACCGGTGGAGGACATTGCCAAATGATTAGCAAGTGTCGCATTGTCGATTATCATCAATTCGCCGTTGACATATAAATTGCCATTCTGGATAGTCACATTGTCATCGCATCGGTTATATGCATTCAGGATAAGCGCTCCTAGCTGATAATCTTTGATGCCATTAGCTAATGCGGCCAAATCAAGCAGCCGTTTCTTGATGTCTTCACGTGTTTTCAAATCTTCTGATTTCATGACAGTACCTCCCTGACTAAATCTGGGTTCTGCTTGGCCAACATGCGAATCGCATGTGCTAATCCGTCAACCATTGCCTCATCATTGTTTTGCTGGTCGAACCCTCGCTCTTGCAGGATTGCGTGGATAATCTCATGTACTAAAGTGATTTTGGCCTCATCCTCAGCCATACCTTCACATATACGGATACTAGCTTGCTTATAACGCGTATCGCCCCAGTACTCGCCTTTTAAGTCTTCGCTACTTAGCTGAAGCTCTTTGTGACTGACCTCCTCAACCTTGTACTCGATATCATCAATCAATACTTTTTCTGGTAGCTTCATTGTTTCCTCCTAATCATCATCTGGCGCATATGCCGCAATGGAACATCGGCAGTTGGGGTGAACTGGAATATCTGGCACATCGTCTACACGATAAATGCCTCTACCAGTTCTGCCACCTTCTGAAATCTCCTTGCACACATCACACGCGCTTGGTTCAGCCACCCATTTGCAATAGTCATAGCCGAACTTATTGAAGCTATCTAATTGCGCCTGTGTTTGAATCCGAGCTGACTCAGTACGTGCAATTCGTTCTGTCACATAGCGGTGATTGTTCACCGTTTCTGCCACTTGACCGCGTAACTTGCGAGCAATCTTTAGTGGGCTCTGTCCTTGAATGGTGGCGGCAGTCAATAGCTCATCCAGTTCAGCTTTAAGAATGTCTTGGTTGATCCAAATGCGCTGTGAGAAGGTGTAATCTCCCTCTCGTTTGGAGAGCAATTTGGCTAAATCAGTGTAGCCGCCCTTAGATACCGTCTCTCCAAGTATTCCAGCTTGCCGTTTGATCTCGGATTGATAATCATCGCTCAATTTTGAGACTAGATCGGCGTTCACTTTCATGTGTGCATCAAGCATTTCTTGACCAATCTCACTCTTGAGCATTTCTAAACGGTTAATGCGCATGGTAGCGTTGTATAGCTTGAGACGATCATTGACATCCTTGCTGAAGTCGGAATATTTGAGCGGTTCGCCGTTGTACATCTTTCTAGCATCATCAACAATCGACTTTGCTTCCGCTTGATAAGCTTTAATATCGGTAGCCATCACTGCTTGACGCGCACCGGCCATGCTGTCGTTGCTGTATGCGGCATACTTGGCAAACTCTGAATCAATATCCTTTTGAATGTCGGTTAAAGCTTTGTCAAAATATTCCTGAATTCGGGCATTGAACGCCTCGTCATTCTTAAGGTTATCGACAATCCATTTCCGTTCAGCGGCCGTTCGCTTACTCCAGTAGTCAGAATTACTCGCTATCTGTTGCTGAGTCGTTGTTGTCATCATTGCCACCACCATTCAGAAATTTCTGGAAGTCCGGGCTTGACGGACTGTTAGTAGCAGCGTCTTTTGCTTTCTGGGCGGTCTCATCAGCGATGCGTTTCATTTCGGCCTTGGGATCATCGACAAATGATAAGGTACTCAGCATGGTCTGATCTGATACAAGGCCTTTGAGCTTAGAAGCCGCGTCTGCTTCGTCGGTAATGTTCTCCGGAAGATTTCGCGAGAATGCGAAGTTAAGCTTTTGCCAGTCATCAGATTTACTTTCTGGAAGGATTGTCCCAACACTGAATGCGATCTTGTAAAGGGACCGGAGTGACTGTGTGAACTTACGATCTTGATTGGCCGCCAGATTGCGCATTGGTAGCAATTTGTATTGCAATGCAACACCAGAGCTATTGCCGCTGAATGCTTCATCGTTCAAGTTTGCAACCATGCTAATCTGATAGATCATGCTGATGAGGCGATCAATGAGGTGCTCTTGAATGGCATCGCCATCAGGTTTGGTAAGAAACTCAGCTACGCCTTGAGCAGAATCAGCGTCTGGAGCATAGATGATTTGGTTGCCATTAAGATCGAGTTTGGGGTTGCCGTCATCGTCCTCATCGAGTTTCAGGCCTTTGAGAACCAAGTACGCATTGTCAAAATACTCATTCTGGTTCGCCTTCTGGCTTAGCACCTTGTCTAAAGCATTGATGAGCGTTTCAACGTTCTCAAAGATGCCTTGTCGCTCGGTGTTCATGAAAAACTCAACTGCCGGTACTTCGTTAAATGGGTTAAATCCGTCTGTCCCTTCAAGGCGTGTCATATCAAGGCCGTATATGCCGTCTCTCAGGTATACCTTTCCGGTCAACGTCTTGTCTTCATCATGCCAATACATGACAAACGCAACGGCTTTGTGCGCTACCGTGTCGTCATAGACAATGAATGAATTGATAGGCGAGCTGTACGCAATACATGTCTTGCTGTCTTCGTCCTGGTACAAAAAAGCAAGCGCCCGTCCGTAAATGGCTGCTTGCTTGCTGATTTCGCTTAATTTGTCCTGAACGCTGTTCGTATCGTTCCACTCTTGCAGTACAGTATTGTCCTGTGTGTTGTCGAGCGTGATCTTTGGTGGAATGCCAATGTAAAACCCATTGTAGGTATCCACGATATAATGAGCCAAGTTGCCAACAAGACGGTTGTCAGGTCCATGATCCTTTTTTGCATCATCAATAATCTGGTGCTGACCGAGGTACATTTTCTTTGCTGGAAGGTACTTGTTTTTAGCCAGATCATCATTGGTAGTAATAAACGCATTGATGTCATCGCCAGTTAGCTCTTCATCAGTCGGGAAAATGAACACGTCACCGTCTGTAATTGAGCCTTTCCCTTGAACTGTTAATATGATGGCCACCTCCTTAGAAGTATTTGCTTGTGTTCTTGAACGTGTGAGCTGCATTTCTCCGTCTGATTACCTGCATGACAAAATATCTCATGGCGTCCATTGCGTGGTCATGTGCCTTGACCACTTTGTCTTCACCCTTTTGACTGGCCTTGTCATCCCATACGTAGGAAGCAAACTCTTTGAACAGATTAGTTAGCCCGGGTGTGAACTTGATCTCGCCAGAGTTCATAGCTGTTTGTGTTTCTCTAATGCCGTTTAGCACATCGTTATCAGCTTTAATAACCCGATACCGGCGTTCTCTCAGTTTGGCAATAAATGAAGCCGCTGATGGATCAACAATCACTTCACAGCGTATGTCACCGACAAATTGGCTGAAATCCCGAGCGTATTCATCATCTGTCTTCTGTCTGCTGCTATGCCGTCCATCGTAGTAATACTCTTTGAGGCAATACCAAACAGACCCACATTTACCCCAAAGTAAGAAAACTGTGGGGTTCTGTGTGCCATAGTCCACACTGACATAGTATCGGCTTGGTTGCTGGTTCGGATTGCTGACCATCTCGTCTTTATTGAAGTTGTCGTAGACAATTCCATCAGCCAGAACCCATTGTCCCAGAATATATCGCTGGTAAAACACTCCTGAGTACATATGTTCGTACCTGTCAATGACATCATCGCTAAGGCTAGGATTGTCCGTCATCACGAAATGGAGACGCAATGCGCGTTTTTCGTCCGCTTGATCAATCCAGTCAGTTTTGAACCAGTGATACGGGCCCTCTGGGTTCATATTGAACCAGTATTTGCCGCCAGTAACGGAAACACGCGCTGTCGCTTGATTGACAAACGACTGTGGCATGAGAGCTGCTTCATCAAAGAACATTCCGGCAAGTGTGATCCCTTGAATCAGATCTTGGCTGCTTTCATCTTTACCGCCGAATAAATAGTAGAGGTTGGTTCTTCCATCAAGGCTGATTTCCAGCATGTTTTCTGAACGCCGATCCACAACCGAGAATCCCACTTGTTGCAATGTTTGTTTGAGTGGCCTGATAACATTTCGACGCAATGATCCAATGGTTTTGCCGGCAATGCCAAATTGCTCGCGGTCAAACACAATCATGCTCCACAGAACATAGCTGATCGACATCGCAAACGTCTTTCCAGAACGCACAGCACCATCAGCAATGATTGTCTGCTTGTCTGGGTAGCGGCGCCACCAGTTGATGATGTCTAACTGTTTCCCTTTGAATTGATCAATCGGAGTTGTCATTGACATCACCACCCTTTGGGATACTCTCATCAATTGCTGCCAAAAGCTTGTTTAGACCTCCATCTTGGCCTTCTGGAGTGCGGTAAGCGCTAGCTTTTGCTTCCATGATGTCAGCCTCAGCTTTGGACTTGCGAACATCAGCCTTAGTTTTCTCAATATCAGTAATAATCTTCGTTAGTTGAGCATTGAGCAGCTCATCATTACCAGGGTAACGCTTGAGCAATTCACGGCCTGCCGCCATGCGGTCTTTGATACTTGGCTCGTTGTCAACAGACTCTGCGCCGTCTGGAGTGCTAACTATGATTGTCTCCTTTGCCTCTCCACGAAGCACTGTGGTGAAGTATTGAAGCACCTCAGCAGCCTTGGCAATCTTGTCAGACTCGATGTGTTTCATGCGTTCATCGATGGCGGCTTTAATGTTAGGTTTTGTTAGGTTTTCTGCACCGGCAAACCTAGCCGTTCTTTTGCTGTATCCTGCTTCTAGTGCCGCTTTGGTGGCATTGCTATCAGCAATATAAGAGTCAACGAACTTCTTCTGTTTTGCTGTCAGTCGCATTACATATCACCACACCTT